AATGAAGTGAAAAATCCTTCTGGATAACTCCTATTTTTCATACATGAACAACCAAAATGATTTTTCTGCAAATTATTTATTATTATATTACGATGTATCCTTCCACAACTAGGACATTGTATATCTATTCTTTTATTAGAATACGGCGTGTACATTGATGCATTTTTTATTTTTTCTTCAATTGTTTCCCCTATGAAATATTCAATAATTTCAGGAGTTATTGTTGCTAAATCGTTTATTCCAGGAACGACAATTGTGCTGCTACAACAAGGGCATAGTGTTTTACATCCGCTTTTGCTGTTTAAAGACATCCAGTATTCTTTTTTATATTTTTGTTTAACATAATGTTCCCCACATTCAAATCCGCATTTATGACAAATAAATTTATACCCTTTTCCATCTTCTCTACTTATAATTGTCATATTGTTATATTCATCTTTAATATGATCTCCAATTTTATATTTCCATGTTCTTTTTTGATTGGAATTATTTCTTTTTGCGCCGATTAGTAAACCAATATTAGATGTTCTTAATTGACTGGCATAAATCCAATTTTCTGTCTTATTAAATAAGATTTTTAATTTTGGTTTCTTATTATTCTTATTCTGATAATCAATTATTTTTAAATATCCTTTTATATCATCATATTCAAATTTAACATCTTCTCCAATGCATTCTCTCCATTTTATCGTCTTTCCTGATTGTGAATGAGGTAATTCTTCTAAAAATACTTTTCTCAATATGTAAAGGAGCTTTGCAAACTTAGGTCATGACACTCATACTCCTTTCGTTATTCTACGATCGTTAATATATTATTCTCTCTTTTATTTTCAACTTTGCATGAAACAGACATTTCATCTGTGAATGTGTATACTCCATATATAAAGTATTTCTTTAGATCTGTACGAATTCTAACTTTATCACCAACTTTATGTTTCAATTGATATACCTCTTTTCATTAATATTTTGTATCCTGGACAACTACTTTCCCCACAATCGTAGTTGTCTTTTTTTAATACCCAGCATTTACATGTCTTTTTTAGTTTTGCTCCACATGCAACACAAAAATTATCTTCTTCCTTTATTTCTGAATTCCCGCATTGAGGACATACCATTTGCTGTGCCTCCTATTCTTCGAATTCTGTTTCTTCTGTTACCGTTGAATTGTCACAAATTGTTACCATTGTATTTTCATTTGGAATAATGATTACTTTTTCATCGTCTAATTTCCAAAATGAAATTTGTTTACCTTTTCCATGTAATAATTCACCATCCCATTCAAGAACATCTGTCGATAATTTAACTTCCCCAGGAAGAAGTGTCATTAACTTTGCTTTCTTGCCTGTATAATCAATATTCTCTACCAATGACCTAATTTCCGGATAAATTTCACACACTCTTGTATACATATCAGACATAAATCTTTTAAGTTGATTACAGAACTTTGGGACATATTCTTTCTGATAAGAAGAAATTACTCCACCCATGAGCGCATATGGTTTATATTTAATAAGCTCTACAACGAATTCAGGTGTAAAATCATCTTTTTTAATCATGTCATCATCTACAAAGAAATCACTATTTCGAATTGGATTATTATATCCATTAAGATGTGGCAATCCAAGATAAACATAATCTCCAATTTCGCATACAAAATTTAATGGTTTTAACGCATATTCAACATCTCCGTATTTTTCCTTATATTCACTTACTAAATATCCACATTTACGTGCTGCTTTTGTAAAACCTTCTTTCTTTTCAATTGTGCCGTAAGGACACTTATGCCACCATAATCCATTCAGCATCACACAACATTTGCGCTTATAAGCATCGCAATTTTCGCAATTATTACACTTATAAACAGAAATACGTTCTCTGTCACTTTTCCCAGATTTAAAAATGCTGGTTCTCGGATCATAATATGTAAAATTAATTGGTTTGTACTCTCCGATAATAATCACTCCAATTTCTATTTAATTTTGTAAATTTGGAATCCATGCTTGACTAAACATGTAAAGATATGTAATATATTAGTTGCGTTGGATTCCTAATTGTCCAATGTATTGTGTTTTCAGACACCCATCAAAGTTTGGTCGCGGAGATGTGTGTCTATTTTATTCACTTATCTTTTATGCTTCATTATGTATTTTCGTCTGGTTGTCTCTCTCAATACATACCCACCATGCAATCTTCTGTAATTATTTGTGGTTCCATATAATGCCTGAAAAAGTTCCTTCTTATTTAAATATGTAAGTTCACATGTAAAATGTGCTGTTTTAGAAATATCCAGCTTACTAGTAGGTTCCTGCTTATTAACCTCCTTGCTTTCGCTCAATACTGGTGCTTCTGCATTTTCTATATTTATCTTCTTACCAGTTTTAAGGTCTACAAAGCTTACATTTTGAATTCCACGTATTTCAAAACCACTCATTAATTTTACTCCTCGTAGATAATATCTAATCCGTAAGCAACTGCTGCATCATGCTCAATACGACAACCTCTGGCGTTTTCCCAGCCCTTGCAAAAATATACCGTATGACACAAACTCATATTCTCTAAAGATTTTGCGAGAAAACACAGCGGAATTTGTACGACTTCTCTCTCCTCCATTTTATCTTTCGAATACCATTCGTCTGTAAACAAAGTATTCACAACTTCATATCCTCTATCTCTTAGATATTCAATTGCCTTTTCTCTTGTATTTACAATTTCTTCATCTGTTTTCCCCGCCATTGGCTGACTTAACATTGCTCTCATAAATTTATTCTCCTTCATCATTTAAAATTTCTTTCAATGTTACTGGTGTATAACTCCACAACATACACCCTACATTTTTTGCTACACACTTAATTTCATATTCACTGTTTAGTTTTTTGATATACTCTTGATAATAATCTTCTTCCATAGAATTATGTACGTGTCCATATAAGTGAACAGACCACACTCTATGCTCTTTCCCATCTCTTCTGTAATGGTGCTGATGATTCCAAAAAGCTAAAGGAAAGTGCGACATTACAATATGATGTTCTCTCCCGTCAATATTATCTTTTGATTCTTTATAATTCGTAACTTCTACAAATAACTGTCGGTATCTTTGATCTGTTACTTTATCGTGATTGCCTAATATTAGATGTTTATTACCTCGTAATGTACTCACTAATTCAATCGCATCTTCATTTTCTTTCCATGCCAAATCTCCTAAAATATACACATGATCCGCATTTGTAACTTTTGAATTCCAATTTTTCTTAATAACATCATGCATTTCTTTCATTGTATTAAATGGTCTATTATCAAAATTTAATCCTTCATTCGTCACATTCTTATGAAATAAATGTAAGTCGCTAATATAATAATTCAATTCTTTACCTCTATTCTTCCGGAAATATCAATGTTCTTCCGACAAATCGTTTCAGTTGCTCATTAATGTCTTTAGAAAAGCAGTTATTCTTCGACATAGTATCAGCGTCAATGCAACACTCTACAATTACATTTATATCATCAAATTTAATACATCCAATTGTTGATCCTGGCATACGAATTACAATTGTGTTGCCCCAAATGCTTCTTGAGTCATATATGTAACATAAAGAATATGGATGAACATCTCCAAAATTATATCTAACATTGTTGTTAAGATATTCTGTAATTTCGCATACACATTCTTCAGCAATTATGTTTGGTTTTCTTTTAGTTAAAATAATTTCATCACCGATATTACCACCTCCAAAAATTGAAATCACGGTTTCATATTTTAAACTTACGAATATCATGAATACCATTTAGGAACTTCTCTGTATGCTTTTACAACATCTGCATATCCTAAATCAGATAATAATTTTAATAGTGTATTATCCGCGTGTTCCTGATATTTTATTGATCTACATTCTTTTAATATCTCTATATATTTATCAGATAGTCCTTTTATAAAAGTAGATTTTTCATTTTTACTAAAATGCTCTGTTTCATGATCAAAAATCCATTCACCGACTTCATCAATATCACAATATGAATAAAACCCGAAGTAGTCTGCGCCATATTGTAAATCAGATAATTCTTCTTCTGAATGAAGAATAATTCTTTCACAATTATCATATGCATCTTCATCCAAGAGATCTGTTATTTTTTCTCCGTCTTTATTGTATGCTTCTATTGTTTGAAGATGTGGATGTTTCAACTCAAATTCATGATGTTCGCATTCATATTCATCCTCAAACTGTTTTCCATCGTCTGCAATATATACTGTTCTCATATTTAATCTACTCCATTTCTCCGTTTGAATTTCTGCTTTCATTATTTAACTAAGCTATCAATATCTACTGAAAATCCATCAAACTTTCCTGTTGATAAATATTCTTCCGTATCAAAAAACATTATTTTCTTTTCTGATAGCCCCATAGAAACACCATTATCTATCAATGATTTTCTCAATAAATCAAGAACAATTTGCAACTTCTGTTTTGTATCTTCTGACATTATTTATTTCTCCTTGTATGGTTCTGGAAGTGGCTGCCATGCGAATATTACCCCGTCATAAATCCCATGTTCGTCATACCAAAGACAGTACTCATCTTCCTTTTTAAATCTCATTCTCTTTACCGGATATTCTTCATCGTCACACGTTGCAAGATATACACCTTCTTTCTTAGGCATATTTTGTTCTGTGTAAGGAATCCACCCATTATCTTTCTTTCCGTCCTCGTATCCTTTTTGATACCATTTTCTTCGGCTGTAATCTCCACAGTTTTGGACTTCGTCCATGTGGGAACGAATTATATTTCTGCACCATACTAGCTCTTCATATCGACCTTGTATTCTTCCGGCTTCATAACACTCCTCGCCATCCAGAAAATCATCATCTTCATTGACTGGAATGTTTTTAACCATGTTCACATGATCTTCAATCTCTTCCAAGATCTTCTCTAGTACGTTCATTTATTTCGTCTCCTATTTTTCTTATCCATAACACAATAACCTTTTTCGCAATAACATTCTGTTGATTTATAGTAGTTTTTATAATATTTGCATTTAATGCACTCTTTTTTCATTACTACGTCTCCAATAACTCTAGTTCCTCGATTTTATCCATTAAATCCATCTCAGGATAATTCTTTTTTGGATATCGTTGATATTTTGCACCTATGCAGCTTTGGGAATTTGCATACAGTAGGTTATATTTTAATGCAAGCCTTAGCGGAATATCTTTGTGTTTTCCTGTTAATGTAATTTTGCTCTTATCGTCATACTCAATAAATATTTTCCACATGGTTACTCCTCATCACTTTCAATTCTCTCTAACCTTTCGTATCCATTCCATCCATGTTCTGCTCCACATTGTTTGATACAATAATAATCTTCGCCGCAACAATGATCGCATCTATTGCAATCTGGTTCTTCGTCATCTACTGTGTAAATTATTGTTTTCATCACTCTACCTCCAACAATCCCGCTTCTATAAATACACCTTCCAATAACTCGCTCATTTTATTAGTATCAATGGTAATCGGCTCACATGGAAACTCTTCCTGATTTCCACAGCACGCATACAATTTTGCAATTAAAATATCATATTTTTTCATCACTCCACCTCCAAATCACCATTATCTATTCTCTTTGCTTTAAAAAGGATTTCTCTATTCATCTTTTACCTCCACTTCATTATCGTATTTCATGCACTTTCCATCCTTGTACGCTATGCATTTCTCTTTAATGCACGGATGTAACACTGGTCTGACAAAATCTCCATTCCCAATAAACATTGCTTTTACCTCTTCTTTTCCCGTTAAATCAGGGCAAAATAAAATCATCACTCCACCTCCAACAGCTCTGGATTGTCAAAAATGTTTCCGATAACTTCCGTTCTATTTGGATTCCGATTATATTTAAAAACATCGTTATTGGTGCATTTTTTATTTCCTCGTCCACATACTGCCCATGATCCCCTCCATTCGCTCCAAAACACAGCACCTACACGATATTTTATCTCTTCGCCATCTTTTAAAAACGGACTTCCATCATAGTCATAACTATATCTGAGAATATCATTCTCCCAGATCTTCTTATCGTTTTTGTCGGTAAGTCCGGTGTACTGGCATAAAGTACTTGGAGCAATCTCGCATTTTAGTAATATATCTGGTAATTCTTTGCTAATTTTGTGTATTTCCACTTTTCCAGAAGGATATGCAACAACATACCCTTCCACCCATTCTCCATTATCTTTTCTCTTTGCTTTAAAAAGTATTTCTCTGTTCATAATTACTCTTTCTCCCATGACCAATTAACCTGTTCCATAACCATATCTCTCATAGCTTCTTCGATTTCCTCATCAGTTACATCATCACCAAACTCTTCTTCAAATGTCATATTTGTTCCAGCAAAACCATAATTTGCCTCCGCTTTTACTTTAATCATTCTTCCACTCTCCTATTCCATTTCCCTATAGCAGTTGTTTCTAAAGCACATCTTCGCGTTGCGACTCCGCATTCTTCGCAGTACACGAAAGCTGATATAACTTTTTCGTCAAATCCATAATGGATTTTCAGTGTCGCCTCTCCGCCACAAAACGGGCATTTCTTTAATTCTTCCATGTTACTCACTCCAATCTAATCTCTGACCGCAATGATTGCAGCAATCAAAATCCCAATAACGAAGCATTTTTATATCTGCCATATTTCCAAACAGTTTTTTGCATCCAGGACACGATGCTTGTCCATTCCAGTTTTCTACTTTCTTCGGCAACTGCTTTTCCAGTGCTTCGATTGCGATATCTAATGATTCTCGCAACATATAATATCCGCTTGTAGGATAATTCGCTTTTATTACTTCTATCGATTCTCTAACTTTCTTTTCGTCCACTTTCTGTACCCTTTCTAACCCTAACAACCTCTTTGTCTGTCTCTTTTACTACTCTTCCACTTGCACATTTCACGCATTTTATTCTCCAACCGCCATTGTGTCTTTCAAAGTGTCCAAATCCAGGTTCTATCCATTGACCACAACAATAACAACGCCCTGCATATTTATTTCTTGCCATCTTCCATCACCAAAATCCCTTCATCAATCAAATTATTTACTGTTTTCAACAAGTCTTCCTGTACTTTTAAATCATTTTCGTGCTCGATATCTTCAGATCTAAAAAACTTGTTAAATTTATAAGTACTCATTCCTCCCAAACAATTACAATAAACACGAATTCTACTATTGTAATATGGCTTATCATATATACCTATCCAAAACTCGTTATCAGTGCCGTACTGTATATCTTTATCAGTCCCAACCGTTCCACTAATACACCATGCATTGATAACATTATTTCTCCAAAATAAAGGTTCCTTAATCTTTGATTCATCACCTACACTGAGCTTATTAATCTTTTTCATGGTAAGGTTGTATTTATTCTCCACTTTAGGTTTCCTCATCGTTATTACTCCCTTTATTTTGAATATTTTCGATATTCATAGAGCAATTTTCACATGCATCAATCCATTCTCCATTTTCGTCAACATAATAATCATCACCATATATTCTGCACTCATCACAGTAATCATACCAATCATCGAATTTATTATAATTACACATTTCTCTTCACCTCTTTTAATATTAATCACATCGGTATTTACAATCTTATATCACATGCTGCTCACAAACATTTTCAAATAGCGACAAATGAAATAGTTTGTTGAATCAACGTTTACAGTTTCTAAATATTCGATTTACTGCAGGTGATATTTGATTATAAACACCGATGAAAATCATATGCAAAACTTTATGTATCTTATTTTATTGGAGGTATGATATGAAACATGTATAGAAATTTATTCTGCATATGAATTGTAGATAAAGGATTCGAACCTTTTCTAATGCTATATACCGCATCGTGCTACCATTTACACTAATCCACAACTATCTTTTAATTAAAACTTCTATAGAAATCGCCTGTTTTGTCGATGCTCCTGCAAACCATAGAGTCAATTTCTCGTTTCATTTCTTCACCACATTCCGGACACATATGTCCTTCGCCTGTATACTCTTTCATCGACATTGTAATAGTTTCTTTGTGCCCACATTTCGGACATTGAAATGGATAATTCATACTGTTTATTTCTCCTTTTCTGACTTTTTATTCCCACTGATGTCGTTCACAAGATTGACCAAATATAATAATTCATCAAGTTTCTTGTCAATCAAACGATTGATTCTTTTGATTTTATCAATACGTTCCTCTTCATCTTTGCGCTTTGCATACGCTTCCATATTTGCAATGCCGACCACCTGCGCTGTAGGATTTTTACCATACTCTTCTAAAGATAAGATCTCTTTTACATTTCCTAATATTCTCCTATCTTTTCTTCTTGCATTAACAACTACAAGTGTATTTTCTAAGTTTGCTGTTCTAAGTAATTCGTATTCTTCCTTATATAAAGCAAATCCATAATCTTTTTTATTACGATCTTCTAGTAAATTCACAATTGCTACTAAATCATATCCTGTCATGGTTTTATTCTCCTTTTTCTATTTGCAAATCACCTTGTTATTAAAATCCCAGCTACCGGATATAACTCCATTCGGATGTATAATAAATTCTCGACACACATTGTCCGGTTCATTCTGCTCTACTTTGGACAGCATATCCATGTTTGAGTAGCTAAATGTGATATTTATTCCATTGTAGTTCCAAATCTCATAGACATAATAGTCTTGTATAGTCTGCTCCACGAATTCGAAATGGTTATATGCATAATTGAGCATTTCCATGTATAAGCTATCATTGCTTTCATAATTAACACCATACTTATCCGGAAGTTTCATAAGCCTTCTAAATGAAACATCATCAGCAAATCTAAATGCATCAACAAAATCTATAAATCTAGAAATGCTGTCGATATCATACATAACACATTGAATTCTAATCTTTGTACGTTTTAGCCATCTCTTAATTGTTTTTAACTCTTCGATAGTCGGAACATCAGCTATAAATATATTACGGTTAATGTCATCGTCGATAGCGTGTCTGCTTATATCGATAAAGTCAAATAATCCTTCAATCCTATCAATATGGTCTTTCAAATATGTTCCATTCGTATTCATAGTAAGAAACTTTATATCGTGTTTTCTTAAAACATCACATAATAATGAAAAGCCAATAAATAGAAGAGGCTCTCCTCCAGTTAACGATACTGAATATAAAATTCCTTCTCTTTCCATTTCACTTAACATGCGATCCACTTGTCTTACGAAACGCGCAGCATCTTCGTGACACTTAGAATTCTGTTCCACGCAAAACGGGCAACTAGCATTACAAGCGTTGGTAAGCTTTAAATGTAAATGCCACAACCATTCATTTTTCTCTACTAAAATACTATTGCCAAATAAATTTACTTCCATTTTGTCTTCATAATGAATAGGAAGTTTCTCCACATCAGCAGCGTGTAAATACTCCTCTTTATTAGTAATTGTTTTAAACATTAGTTTCTCCTTAATATTTGCATTTTGTATTTTTTGTACACCATATATAGTATTTAAATAAGTTGTATATTGCTATATATTGTGTTGAATTACGAATAAAATCGAGATTTTAACTTGATAATATCTCATCTATCATCTTATCCATCTCATATGTAAATTTGACACAATTACCATGTGAAATATGATTCTTCCAAGATTCATAAGATTCTAGGAATTTTCCTTTTGATAACTTATTCTCTTTTACCATCTTTGCCATTTTTCGATATTTCTTTTTCGCTTTTCTCTTTTTTTCATTTGTAAGTTTTCTAATTACTTTTCCATCTTTTGTGACATATGTATGAAAACCACAAAATTTAATTCCGTTTTTAAAAGGTATAATCTGAGTTTTGCCGTTCAATTCAAGATTTAGTGTGTTTACAAAATCTTCTATTGCACACAAACAATATTTTGCATATTGCTTTGATTCCACAATTAAATAGAAATCATCCATGTATCTTCCATAATATTTGACACCCAACTCTCCAGTTATAAAATGATCAAAACCAGACAAATATAATAAAGCAAATACCTGACTAACTTGATTTCCAAGAGGCAAGCCATTTCCGCTTGTGCTATCAATAAATTTTTCACATAACCAGTACGTATCTGGATTAGATATAAAATATGAAACAATATCTTTCAGAATATTATGATCAATATTATAGAAAAATTTTTTAATATCACCTTTAATAATCCAACAATCATATCCGTATTTCTGATATGCTAAATACATTTGATATTTCAGACAATCCAAACCAAACAA